CCAGGATTTTGCAATTGCAGAGCCCTAGCTGAGGACTTGCGGTTTTTATCGTTTTTTGGGAAAATTTCGCAATAAAGTTGAGAAATTGAAAATTCCAATATTTTGCGTTTTTTTCGTAAATTAAGTTTTTTTCACGGGTAAATTGAGAAATTGGAAATTCCAATTAATTTGTCATTTTGCGTAAATTTCGCAATAAAGTTGATAAATTGTAACTTACAAATAATCTATCATTTTGCGTTATTATTTTGAAAAACAGTATAAATTGTAAATTCCTAACTTACAAATAATCTATCATTTCGTGCAATTTACTAAATAAAGCTAATAAGTTGGTAAATTGTAAGTTACAAATAATCTGTCATATTGCTAGATAAAGTTATATTATTGTAAACTTGTAAGTTACAACTAATTCTACATGTTGCGAATATATTAATTGGGAACTATATAACTATTAATTAGAAAAAAGTCCACTCCTAATTGTAAGCTTTTAGTTACTAAACATATTATAAGTTACATTATTCTGTTTCAAGTTTGTTTTTCCATTTCCATTCTCGCCAATTTTTTTCAGTTGGCGGTGCTGAAATTGGGAGTTTAGAACAAAACATTTATATACTTTCATCTTTCCAACTTTGCAGTTTTGAATTTTTTATCCAATTTCTTCAGCTTCAGTCTTGCAAAATTGGAAGGTTATGAAGAAAGATTTAAATACCAGCAGAAGAAAGCATATATCCGTAGTCCACTTTATCTTTCTTCTTATATAATTATATTATACAACTATACAACTACATAATTATATAACTATTAACTTACTAGTTACTGCAATATGCAATATAGCAATATAACAATTAGCTAACTAGTTAGTTAGTAGTTAGTAGTTATAATTTACACGGCAAACCCGCCAGAGATATTTCTCCGGAGTATACAGTGTTGTATACAGCATGTTCATTCGGAAACATTAGTTGCAAAGACAAAAAGAGGAGAAATGATTTAAAATATTTTTGCAAGTTAAAGGATAAAATGTTGGAAGTGGAAAAATAATATTGTTGGAAAAATAAAAGTGCAAAGATGCAAAGATAGAGAAAAGTTTATATAGCAGAAGATACATATGTATATTACAGGTGAAGGATGTGAGCGAAGAAATGGGTAAAGAAGAAGAGAAGTCAAATCAAGATATAACCCGACTGAGTCAAGAAAATCTGAGTCAGGAAGAATTAGTCAAACTAATAAATAAAGTGATAAAAGAAGGGAATTTTGAAGCACAGTTTATATTAACTCTTAATGAATGGAAAAGGCCAGGAAATAGTTTTAGGGACTATGGAAGGTTTCAGATGCTTTACGGGAAAATTGAAGCGATCGAAATAAATAATTACTATGACTATCCAACAACAAATGAAACTGTGTACGCTATAATTCCAAAATCTAGGACAGTCATCATACTTTTTGAATGGGCTAACGATTATCAAGGGAAGTTACAAGAATATCAAAAATTATATGTTTTTAGTTATCCAGAAGGCTGGAGGTCATTAGACCTATCTTAATTTAATTATTTTTTTGTTTTATTCTCTTTTCATTAAGTTAATTTTTTTATTTTTCTAATTTTTATATTCCTAATTCTTTATCTCTTATTTTTATCTATAATTTTTCTCGAGTTTGTGATAATATTACATGTGCATATATTTTTCGCACTTTTATTACAGGCCAAGGTCACGTATAAACAAAAGTTTAAATATAAGTTTTTACATAGTGTATGGTATGAACAACCAGAAAAAAAGTTTGGCTAAAAGGCCCCGGTTGGGCAAGAAAGAATTAAAAATTCTCGCCTACTTGGAACTGGTAGGCGGAGAGGCCTGGCAACAGGATTTATTAAATAAATTTGCGTGGGCCTCCAAGTATGAAGGCATTTTCATGAGACGTTTATATCGTTTGCAACAAAAAGGATACATTGTGATCGGGGTTGAAATTAACCCCGATACAGGAAGGCAGAAGAAAAAAGTTTATCTAGTTAAATAATTTTTTTAACTTCTATTTATATTATCTAAGCTCATAAATTATATCTTCTATTTCGTCTATCACTTTCTCTATTTCTCTTATTTTTTGTCGTTCAAAATTATATTCATCGAAAACTTCGTTTTCTGTGCTAACATTTTCTAAGAATTCACCTAACAAATCTTCAGCTTTTCTTAATTCCTTGATTGCATTTTTTAAGTATATTGTTAATTTTTGATAATTCATCATTTTTTATTCCTCCTTCAACACTTTTGTTATTTTTGCGACAGTTATAGCTACAGAATTATACGGAATAGAAAACCAGATTTCAAATTTTATGGTTTTTTTACCGATTTCCAACATTCCTGAAATTGCATTCTCTGTTTTTGTATAGAATACCAATTTTACTTTTTCCTTAAAAACGAAGGCCTTATTTAAAAACGCTAATATATCCTGTTCTGTCATGCTCAAAATTCTGTTTTTAATTTGTTGCTTTTTTTCTTGATATGTGGAGGACATGTTTTGTCATATATCATTATGCTCTATGACAAATAAAAACCCTTTTATTTTTTTAAAACAAAGAGCCATAGCACTTTCCTTTAAATTCACAATTTTTACATAAGAAATTATTTACTCCCGGCACGTTTTTATAATCTTTTTCGTTCAAGTATTCTTTATATTTCTTTATCCATTCAATCGCTTTTTTTGCGTATTCTTCTATCAATTTTTGGCCGATTTGAAATTGTTTAACTTCTCTATTTGTTCTGTTCAAATATATAATATACACATTATCAATTTTGTAATTCTGTTGCTGGAGTAAGTAGTAATATGTAGCAATTTGATAGAGATGATATTCTTTTATCTGGAAATAATTAATCGAAATCGTTTTTAATTCAATTAAGTCATTTCCACAAATTAAGTCAATTCTGCCACTAATTTTCATGCCTTCAATTTCTCCCTTAACTTCAATTTCATTTTTACAGTTCAATTTTTCAGTAAAATATTCTTCTATATGTCTGTGATGTTGTTCTCCCAAGTCTAGGCTAATTTCATTAATTCCTTTTTCAAATTCGAATTTTCTGGTAAAATAGCTTTTTCTAAAACAAATTCCGATTTCGCTTGGAAATATTGTATCTTCTGTATATTTTACCTTAAAACTCTGTTTTACAAATTCTTCATAATTCACAATTATCATGCCTCCAAGTTAGAAAATCGCATTAATTCTATCAGCCTTTGGCATATTTCTTCGTTAGTTTTTTCACCAATTTTTAAATCTATATCTAAAGCCTGAAGAATTATTTGGATATCAGTCGATTGTTCTTGTCTTCTAGATTCTAAATTATTGCAAGTTACATAATTATTAATGCTATTTATTTTCTGTTGTATTAGTTCAACCAAAGCCCGCAAAATTGACGGATATAATACCCGTGAATTTATAATTTTATCATAAGTTTTCTTAATTGCTAATTGGATAATATGAATTCTATCTAAAATTGCCGGAGTAAATATTTCATAATTTGCTAGATAATCTTCTATATCCGGAGTTTTAAGTTTATTAATTGTCATACTATGCGGATTTCCAGCGTAAATTATTGGAATACATTTTTGAATAGTTGCAGATTTTGATTCTGTTCCTGCTCCCCTAGTCCAAATACAATTTTCAATTCCTGTTGATAATGTTGAATTTATAGTATTTAATTCCCTGGCAGAAAATCCATTCTTCCAAGTTTGAATTTCATCAAATATTAACCCATTTGAGAGAAATACTGCACCATACATATTATTTCTGGCATCATAAACTAAATTTGCATAAGTCGGAGATTCAGTATAATATCTGAAATTAAATACTTCCTGAAGAATCATAAAAGTCGTAGTTTTTCCAGTTCCTCTATTGGAAATTTCTATATAATTAATTTGACGTTTCGTAATTGGGGATTTAAATAATGGAAATAGTCTAGGGAGAGTTAGAAATACATCTTTAGCTTCCATTTTTTGTGGGTCATAACCAAAAGCTTGTAATAAAAGATCACAAGTTTGTTTTTCAGAATTTGCGAGTTCGAGTAATTCTTTTGCAATTTCATAATTATTTGGCGGTTCAATAGAATAAATGTCGTCAATATACCAATTTTCAACTCCTTTTTTAATTTTTACAAACATATAACTACTTATTAAATTATAGAAATCATCTGGATTATCTGCAATTTGATGAGGGTCAAAGCTTGCAGTGAAACCGTTTTGAAATCTTGCTACTATTTCATCATTTTTAACTTTAAAGTTGGTGATTTTTGAGATAAATTTTATTTCATTGAAAAATGGCAAATTGGCGTTAAAATATTGCTGATCAATTCCACGCTTATAAGCTTTTAAAATCTCCGTTTTCTTTTTCTCGTCAATTTGTTTTTCGCCAATTATAATATTTAAAATGCGTTCGTTATCACGTGGATTGTAAAAAAAAGAGTGAGGTTTGACTTTATCCAAAAGCGGGGATGGGCTGCTCATAAAGAAAAAAAAGGGGTATGACGTTTTAAAACTCTTCTTCTACGTTCTTCTTTTCTCTTTTTCTCTCTTTTCTTTCCTCTTTTTCACTTTCTTCATTTTCTTCCATTTCTAGTTCTTCTTCTTGAACAGTGTTATTATTTCTTCGTGTGAATCTTACATATTCATTAAGCAAATCTGCATATTTTGTTAAAAATTCGCTGATTAGCTTTAAATCTTCAGCATCATTAGCAGTTATTCCGATCTGCTTTCTGAAATTATTTTGACTGTGTATGGTTAGCGAATATCTTACTTTTCCGTCCTGAGGTATTGCATTTAGCTGTACTACAATTCGCTTTATTCCCTTAATTTTTAATATTCTAGATGCTATCTTATTGCTTTGTTTTGCTTGCTTGCCTAACTCATCTAATATTTCTTTAAGGCCTGGCACGTTTCTTCACTAGTTTTAACTTTGCAATATGACATATTTATATATTTGTTAGCTTGCTAGTTTGCCTCAATGATCACAAAAAAAGCGTTATAAAAAAACATTTAACTTAGTTGGAAGAATATAGATCTTATTATCTTCGCAATTTTAATATTATATTTCCTTGACAGTTCTTCAAGCTTTTTATAATATAGTTCATCAATCGTGAAAAATACCCTTTCGTCATAAATTTCGCTACTTTCTATTTCGCTAAACTGTTTTTGTTGATTTAGAATTCTGTCGATCTCTTGTTTTATTAAGTCCCTTTTCTCATAAAAAAGAGTTTTGTATTTTGATGGTATCCTTAATTCGATGTATTTGTTCTTTTGTCCTTTCATTATTGTTCATGCTCATGACGAATTTATAAATGTGACATATACATTTAAATGTCAGGTTTTCAATTCATCACATGGACTGTCAAAAAGTTTTCATTTATCACTTTCTTTATACTTATACATATTTTATCACTATTGCCACAAATTATCGCTACAATTCAACAATTCCAATTTTTCAAAAATTCAAAAATTATGCTTATGGACATGATAGAAATTCACATATTTTCAGTGTTAAAGAATATACTAATAGGACTCATGGTCTTCATTATCATATCTTATACTTTACAAATAAGCAACTTAATTATTCAAAAATTCATAAACATATGCCGTCACATTCAGATATAAATATACAATTAGTTCCTAAAACAAAAAGAGATATAAAAAAAGTTATATCTTATATGACTAAGTCTAAAAAATAGATTATTTAGTTTGCGTTTGTTGTGACGAACTATGTTCGGCACTTTGCTTTTTCTGTGCTAATGCGTTTACATCCGACAGAGTATCCATATTCAATAACGCATTAACTCCAAGAGTTGTAGTGTCTTTAATACTTTCTATTGCACTAATTGTAGATTTTGTCATCTGATCGACTGCAATTTGGAACGATTGATTTGATTGTTTTTGATTGTAGAGATATACTACTTCTCCAACTACATAGCTGGCTATTAGAACGCCCATTAACACTAAAAATCCTTCTAATGCTTCCGTTCCTAGTGTCATTTCAATTTTATTTTATGTATTGCAGTTAATAATAAGCTTTTTGTAGCGAATCAAAATATATAAATTTGTCATAATCCTTATGTTTGCACAGAGGGAAAATGGAAAAGCAAGTGCAAAAGGAAAGAATTGTATTTGGGGTACACATAGATAAGGAGTTAAAGAGAAAATTGAAAGTATATTGTGCAAATAATAATATAACTTTAACTGAGGCAATTGAAGAGGCATTAGGGGAATATTTACAAAAAAGAGGAGTTAAATAGTTATAAGTCATAAAGAAAGATAATATTTTTTTAACTTTTATTATATTTTTCAATGGCTATTGTTGAATATCGTTTACCGCATAATATTGTTAAATCAAAAAAAGGTCTGTTATATCTATAATTTACCTTAATATATGGCGAATATCTAAAAGTTCTTTTAATATAACTTATAATTCCATTTGCTCTTTTTATATATAAATTATGTGCCATAACTAAACGAATTTTTAAAGTTAGCGAAGTGTCATTATCCATCACGTGATAATAATAAATATTAGTTGGATAAAATGCGTTCAGCCAGTTCAGCACTTGATCAGTAAACTTTCGACATTCAATTATGATTATATCTTCCATGATTTTCATATTCATGGCTGACAATTAAATGTTTTATTTTCAGTTATCGTATAGTCTAATTAGTAGTTATAAATTTTCATAGTTATTACCGATATTTAATTCACAATTGCGACAGGTAATATACATTATATGTATTATGAGCCGTGGGTTGTTATATATTTGAAGATAATAATAGTACTTGACCAAAAATGGCAAAGGGGAGAACTCCAAGATCCTATTCCCAAAGGTATGCAAAATGGAACGCTAAGTTCACGTCATTTAGCAATCCTACGGTAGCATCCACGATATTAACTAACGTTAGCCCTGCTGCTCAACAAAACTTCCAAACTAACGTTCCTAAATTTACATCTGTGAATGAGCAAGTATCTGCAGTATTGAGCGAATATGGAATAACTGGTCCTAATAGGGCAATTTATCAAGGTTTCGGTCTTAAGGTTGCTAGGGCACTCAACAGGCTCGGCGGCGGCCCGGCACTAGTGAATATGATTAACGGACTTAAGGCATATTATATCTCTGCATTTAATGCAAATCCAACTGTTCTTGATGCAGTGACAAATATAATAACTGGTTCACCAACTGGTTACGTAAGCTAAAAAAATCAATAATAGCTTATAAGCTATTTTATTTTTTTTATTTACTTAGTCCTCAACTTTTGTTTCAAGGTATTCGTAAGTTTTAGTATTTATTCTCTTTACATCCCTCATTTTTACACCAGGATGATATTTTCTTAAATGGGAAATCATAGTCTTTTTATTTTTATCTATTTTTCCGCAAATTGGGCATTCGTAAAGCAGGAGACCCATAATGTTTTTTAATGTCATGACGTATAAAAAATTCACGTGAAAACTACAATCTTGACTATGAACTATTCTTCCATAAAAAATGTTTCAGAAGATATAGCTCAAGTTTTGAGAAAAAATGGTGAAAATGTTACAATTTCAACAAATCCAAATTTGATTTCACAATCTGATAAATTAATAATTTTTATGCCTTTCCATCCACCTTCCCTAAACCCATACCTTTATACTTTCTATCAATTTAGAGGCAAAAAATACTTTTATACAACTTGTGATGGTATACCTAACACAAATATTGTAAATCAATATTTATTAAAAGATATAACATTTATTCCAAATAGTAAATTTACAGCCCAAAATTTGCAGGAAGTTGGTTTAAATGTCAATTTGCCAGTTTTTCATGGTATAAATTTTGAAATTGTTGAAAAGGCAGAACATTTAACCCCCCAGTTAAATCTAAAAATGTCTAAAGATTTTCCAAATATTGTTAAATTTGGCATTGTTTCAGGACTAACTAAAAGGAAAAACATGGAGTTAATGATAAGAGTTTTCCAAGAAATAAATACCAAAATTCCAGATTTGGCTAAGAAAGTTCACTTTTTTGTAATTTCTCATAAAGACTTTAAAAATTATGAAGTTCCTGAAAATGTGCATTTTGTCGCTGAATTTGGGTATAATCCGAGAGAATATATATTTGCATT